ATCAGCACCGCATGACTCCCTGAAACCGTCGGTAGGCTCCCAATGCGTTTTTTCAGCATTTCTGAAGAAACCGACAGATTCGCAAGAAAGAATAAATCTTGCGCTACTTTCGTACGGCACAATGCAGTCATCTCCGAAGACAAAGACGCTCTTTAAATTCTCGCAATCCGCGAGAAGGGAGCGATCAGAATCCACAGGTAATGAAGCACCAGCTATGCAAAAGAAGATCAGAGTTTCGAGAGCGAAGGTGAACCCGTTCCCCATCGTTGAAAAACTTTGGAGAGGGTAGTTCTCACCTTGAATGACGGTCGTTTTTACACGGCAGCCATCTAGTAAAGTAAACCATTTAGGAGGTAATAAATACCGAACCAACGGTTCACTCACACAATCCGACGCGGATGACCAGTCGATCGTCGCCCACTTCCGGGTTATACTCGAAAGATAAGCGAGATTACGATGGCGATCTTGTTGGATGCCCTCGATGTCAATCCCATAAACGGCTAGCCGATCTACAATCATCTTACCCAAGCCCAACTGAAGAAACATGTTGAGTGTCGGTTCGACTGCTATCAATCGGTCAGTATCATCGTTTTTGGGAACAGTTGTCTGCTTCGAAGAGTTAAATATCTGATAGAGATTACAGCTACAGGAGAAATCCAATTCTGGATGACTTCTTTGTAGCATCTCCATTAGGAGAGTGTCCCACTTCAGATAGCTAGCGAAGATCTTCAACGCATCCTCTGAAGTCGTAAGCGGAAGCTTCCACTTATCGGCGACGGAACATTCCATGAAGGTAGTTCCAATAGAGGTGTTAGGTCCATGGACGCATGCCTGGAAGAATTCAGTTGTATCGAACTCTCCCAAGATGTGGTAGACCAGATTCCTTGCACGTGCTAGAACCCAAGTTATGTCGTCAGATTTCTCATAACGACGTCGCCGAAGTTCTTCAGGATCAACCAAAAGGCCAAAGTCCCACGCTGCTAGACGCTTCTGCACGTCAATAAATGTCGTGTAGGCAGCCTCAGCAAGCTTAGGATCTCTGGGCTTACTCTTGGAGTAATACTTTTTCAAGCAGGATGAAACTGCCTTACAAAGCACGTTTAAGGGTCGAGGATCAACGCAACCGAAGCTAATTAAATCTTCGTGCATTAGACGGGCAAGTTTCACGGAAAACCCGTCTGGGTCAAAGAACTGCGCTCTATTGGCCTTAGTAGTCATTTTGGATACCCATAAATGATAATGTGGTCAAAAGTCGTCATAGAGGTAGTGAAGTATCGGCTGCAAGAACACAAGAACCCAGCTCAAAAGCTGAAGAACCAAGTGTTGCAGCAGGTAACAACCATCCTCACAAGCGACCATTAACCCGTTCATGACAAGTTCAGAGTCTTATGATAAGCAGTAAAATCGCTGTCACAACAAATCTGAGCACCAACATCCAGGAGTTCCTGGATCTCGGTTTGCGTCGTTTCCACGTCATACTTTACAGTAACCTGTACCGTATTGGCGGTGATTTTCCCATTTGCCAGTAGCTTAGGCTTTACGTATAAAGTCTCGGTTTTGGCCTGGGTATAACCATTCGGCGCTGTCGAAAGAACGGTAGGGGGTTTAGCTGTACACTTTAACAGTCTCCGAGTTCGGAGATCAGTATCGGCTGTAGCAGCTAGAACCACCTGACCAGCATTAACGGGTCCGAGTGACGAAAAGGGCAGAGCGGATCCACCTGATGCCGCGATGGAAGTCGGAGCAGTAACGATGCTAGCGTTCGCGAGAGACATTTTGTCCTCCGGTTGAGATTAGCGATGAAGACTTGTCAACCTTTGCCAAAGCAAGGAAGCCAAATCTGCCGTTTTTGACGCAGAGCTGACAAGATCGCCCAGATGGACGGGCAAGGCAGTTGCATCAATAATCGACGGAGACCATGGATCACGTAAACGTTGCCGTTCACGTTCCAGGACAATATCGCCGACGTTGGTGTTAGTCCACATAGAGTTCCCCGTCGGAGCAGAGATAAGTTGCATTGTTTTCGTCCTAGTATAGGTACGAGAAATGCAACCTCCCTCGACGATGACAGTGGGGTTAGTATAGTTAGCTGTGGCACGCATGAGCCGAGAAATATTCGCGACTCTATCGACCATATAGCTTAAACCAACCTTATTCCACAGTCCTACGGGAATATCTTGGACACGTAAACCGAGTCTTTGTTGAAAGTCGTAATCAATATCATGTTGTACATGGTAATAAACCACGGCCCTCCACTTAGACTCAAACGTGTTGGACATGGCGTAAGAACAAACGCCAGGGGTACTCACAGCAGATTTCTGTACCGCAGTTGCGGCAGTACCTGTTGATCGTAACCGAACTCCCTTTACTAGGACTCTCCCTGACGGTAAAATGTTGTTAAACAAATCCGTCATAGACCCATACAAGGGTCTAAGAGCATTAGCATAGTAAAGCCAAGAGTTACTTGCACCAGTTAAAGGTCCTCGTTTATAACTTTTGAGGACCTTCAGAGATTCCTGAATGGGATGACGAAGCAAACTAATCGTTTCACGATAGGTAAGTAAGTCTTCCATCAGGTTCGCCTCAGGAGCCATAATGCCGGCCATCGCGCGTGACTTAGCGTCCGCTTCTCGATCTTCGGTGTCATCGGCAAGAGGATATGAGGGCGTTTTACCGCCGTCATAGATCCATGGTGCATGTAAAGTTACAGAGGGCCCAGAATAAACCCAACTTCCATGATCGGTGGAACTTTTATTCAAGACCGCAGAGCAACTCCCGCCCCCAACAGAAAGCGTGTGCCAGTAGTGGTTCATCGAATTAACGATTAATTCGCCACGTGCGATACGCTCACGGAAATGGGGGGTCACAACATCGTACATCCACTCTTCGTCAACTTCAAAAAGAACAGAAGGTAGCGAAACATCGATGGGGACAGAAGTATAAGGGGTATTTCTACCGCTTTCTCCTGTTAATTTCCCAGCCGATTTGCTAAACTTGTCTTTCTTAGATCGATATCTCATGGTAGTCGCAATGTGTGAGTAAGAACCCCAGACCGCCTCG